TTTCTCAATCAACTATATTCCGACGAATGCGACGCACAACAATACAGCTGGTTTGATTGCTGATATGGTTGCGCGGACGCTTCGTAACTTCCAACTCATCTTCCCTGATTCGGGGACGACGACTTGGTCTTTCTCTGCTCTCGTTGTTGGCTTCAGTCCTACCGAGCCGATTGACGGGGCTCTCACTGCCGATGTGACTCTAGAAGTCTCCGGCCAACCGACTCTAGTCTAAGGAGCATAACAAAATGGCGGAAAAAGTTCTTTTCCCTGACGGTCTAACCAACAGAGTTAAGCTGGTTGTGGGCGAAGTGGCCCTTGACGGCTCCAACCCTACGGCTGTGACCATCAATGAAGTTGATACAATTGTCGGCGTTACTGTTTCGATGCTTAATGCATCGGCGCCTGCTCTAGGAACCTCGGTTATAACCTATGCGTTCACCGGAAATGTTCTAAGCATTTATGCTTGGAAACCTACGGGAGCGGGTGATACGACTCTCGTCGCATCAACAGGAACTGAGACTGTTTCATACGTGGTCATGGGCTACTAATCATGAAAGCGGTTGAAGCAAGACGCGCTCCTAAAACCGTCAAGATAGATGACGGGAAGGGTGGCTTCTTGACTCTAAACAAAGGCGATTTTAATTCCAAGCTTCACAAACTTTTTGTCAAGCCTGAGTTGAAGAAGCCCGAGCCGAAACGCGTAGTCATCATCGATAAGAAAGACTACAGTGTCGAGGAGTTGAAGCAGTTGCTCTTGAATGCTGGTCCCGAAGAAGTTGCCGAACTCGAAAAACTCGAGAAGCAGCGCAACTACCCTCGCAAGGGCGCTCTAGCTCTCTTCCGCGAGGCGAAAGCTGAGGAGAAAGTCTAATGGCCGTGCCGACCCTGGATTCTACCCCTGGTTCGGCGTCAGCAAATTCCTATGTGACGGTCGCTGAGGCGGATACTTATCACGATTCCCGCCTCAGCGCCACCACTTGGACTGGCGCTGCAACCGATGATAAAACAATCGCGCTTATCATGGCCACGCGAACTCTAGACGCGATGCTGAATTGGACAGGAGTTTCTTCAGATACAATTCAAGCTCTCAATTGGCCGCGACAGGGTATGTGGGACAAGAATGAAGTTGAAGCTATTGATGAAACTGTTATTCCACCCGAGCTCAAAGACGCAACAGCCGAATTTGCGAGGCTTCTCATCGGGACTGACTTGACTGTCGATTCTGACATTGAGAATCTGAAAATCCGCTCCTTGATGGCTGGCTCGGTTGCACTGACTTTCGATGGAGGCGTAACTGCTAAAGTCGTTCCTGATTCTGTATACTACTTGCTACCTGCTTGGTGGTTTTCAGTTAACACTCGAACTAAGACGGTTCGAAGATTGTTCCGAGGATAAGATGGGCCTTGCAGACGTTATTCGAAGTGGAGTCGCTGTCATCAACAGTGTGACTTCCGATTTGCAAGTGACAGTCCAGCACTATGCTTGGACCGGAAATAATGACGATGGGGAATCGACCTACGATACGGTCGTGAATCTTTCTGCGATTGTCCAATACGGGAAATCTATCACCCTCGTGAAAGAAGGGCGAGAGCTGATCATCAAGGGGACGTCCGTCACAGTAGTCGGACCTATCACCGATAACGGGGCATCGAATCGCCAAGAGCCAGTTGACCCTCGAGACAGACTCGTCCTCCCCGATGGAACTAGCGGAACCATAGTTGATATCAAGGGCGTTGCAGATCCATCGACTAGCGCTCAGTATATCTATGAGGTGTTCCTTGGCTAAGGGCGGAGTAACTTTCAAAAACGCGGAGAAAGTCGCAGCCGCTATAAAAAATTTCGCGAAGCGCTCAGCTAGCGGGACCCGCGAGGGCCTTACTGTCTGGGGCCACGAAACGATGACGATTGCGAAGCGCGACTTTGTTCCGGTTGAGTTTGGAACACTGATGGCTACTGGGACTGTAGAAGAAGCTGGGTCAGACTCGGCTCCGGAGATTGTTCTTTCATTCGGTGGCGACTCGCCAGCGGGTGCTTATGCGATTCCGGTTCATGAGCGGCCCGCGAGGCACTCAAAGGGCTCGGATAAATTTTTACAGACACCCGCTCAGCAAGAGTCTAAGAAACTTCTCGGAGTAGTCGGGCAGTTCATTAGAAAGGCCACAGGACTATGACATTCCCAGCAGACTTGAAAACTCTTTTGACTGGGGCTGGCCTTTCGAATATTGTCAATGGCCAACTTCCTCACAGTCCTGACGATGTTATCATGACTCGCGTTACTGGCGGCTTCGAAGCTTTGGAGACTCACGATTCAGTTGTCTATGAGCGACCGACTGCGCAAGTCCTCGTTAGGGCTTCGACTTTCGCTATAGCTTGGTCGAGGGCTTTGACTGCCCAGGCCGCTCTTCGGAAAAGAAACTTTGTTGTCAATGGAACTCGCTATCTTTCGCTCAAGCCGACTGATGGGCTTGTTGACCTTGGAAAGGATAGCCAAAAACCCGGCCGTCACGAAGTAAGCTTCAATATTACGGCCGTTATGGGAGTCTAAGGGTGGAAAAACGAACAAAGCGTTTTTGGCATGGTCATGAAGTTTTTGATTGCCCCTATTGTGTTTTCGACACGATTGAGCAAGAAATGCTCCAAGGTCATATCCTCTCAATTCATCGAAAGTCCGTCGTTAAAGAAGCGTCTCCGATTATCAAGGTCGACCGCTTCGGTAACGAAGTAAAGGAGAACTAATAAATGGCTCGAACAGCTTTCACAGTCCAGACTATGACCGGTCCCTATCCATCAAATTTTTTGATGGATACTCTAACTTTTGCGGCCGCCGATACCGTTAACCAAAACTCATTCGTTTATACTGGCCGTGAGATTATCATCGTCGAGAATACAGACGCCTCGACGCGGAATGTCACATTGACATCGATTGCTGATGACCTGAAGCGAGTCGGTAATGTCACGAAGGCCGTCACAGCGAATGCGTTCACAGTTTTCAAAGCGAGTGAACTAACTGGCTGGATTCAGTCGACCGGACTCTTCCATCTCGAGGGAGACCACGCCGGATTGCTCTTTGCAGTCATCCGATATTGATTAAAGGCCTGCCCAAGCTTGAGGGAGGCTTAGCAGCCGCGAATCAAGCTGGGCAGGCTTAAACGAGCACTCGGGGCGACCTGGGAGCTAGATGAGGAAGATATGTTCGTCAAGATAGTCCGAAAAACCGGTGAGAAGCTGGTTCAATGCGAAAGCTATGACCTTTCAATTTTTCCAGCTAAAGAAAATCAGCCAGCTTACTCAGTAATCGAATTGCATCCCAATAAGGGGACCTTCTCGATTGCTGCAAACGAAGGAAGCACTATATACATCATGAATGACCAAGGCCATACTATTGATCGTCATTGGTGTAGAGGAGAGAGAAAATGACCGACAAAAAATTCCTATCCCCGCAAGATATTCTCAAAGCCCCAGATCTGAAAGTTAAAGAGCTCTTCGTCGAAGAGTGGGGTGGCTGGCTTCTCCTCCAAGAGATTACAGCCGGAGACCGAGATTGGCTTGAAGCTTCAATGCTCGCCGACGCCCAGGTCGAGGGTAAGGTCTCGCTAAAAACCGAACAAGGGTTGTCAATCGGCGCCGAGCTTTTTCGCGTTCGACTTGTAACTCTTTCGATCGTCAATCCCGAAACTCGCGAGCGCTTGTTCTCTAACAAACAAGTTCAAGCCCTCGCCAAGAAATCCAATGCAGCAATCGGTAAGGTTGCTCAAGAAGTTTTAACACTGAATCGGATGACGGAAGCTGAGGTTGTTGCCGTGGGGGAAGACTTAGAGCGAGTCGCAGAGAACGCTTCAAATTCCGACTCGCTCGCGAATTAAATTGCACAGTTCGAGAGTTGAATAGGCGCCTCTCAAGCGCTGAACTTACTGAGTGGGAAGTCTACTCCTCGATTGAACCGTGGGGCGATGAACTTGCGGATATACATCACGGGATCTTATGCACTGTGATTGCAAATTCTTTCGCGTCGCTTCAAGCAACGACGGTTCAACTGCAGACACGTAAACGGGCAAAGAAACAGAAGAGTGGAAAGCCCACTGACTATATGGTTTTGAACCGGCCACCGAAGAAGAAGCAGTCTCAAGAGAACATGCTTCAAATGGTCGAACATCTCAACGCCGCTTTCGGCGGGAAGGACTTGAGGAAAAGCTAATGGGAACCTTGACACTAGGACGAGTAATGATAGCCTTTGGTGCTGATGTCAAGGGCTTCCAGTCCGGCGTTCAAAAAGTTAATCAGCAGTTGAAGAAAACAACGACTGCGACCAAAAAAGCTGACGGCTCGATGAAGACGTTGACTTCGACGATGGGACTGGCCGCGGCTGCTTACACTGCAGTCGCGGTCGTCGCCACCAAAGCGCTTGTCGCTTGGGGCACGCAAGAGCGCTCAGTAAATCAGTTGAATCTAGCACTTGCCAACCAAGGAAATCTTCTACCTGGCGTTTCGAAAGCCTTGCAGGATCAAGCGAGTGCTCTTCAGCTAGTGACGACCTTTGGAGATGAGGCAATTCTCCAGGGCCAAGCGCTCCTTGCGACTTCAGGATTGACAGCTGACAAAATGAAAGAAGTGACGCCCCTGATCCTCGACTTCGCTTCAGCTCAGGGTATGGATCTCAAATCAGCTTTCATGCTTGTTACGAAAGCTGCGCAGGGTCAAGCATCAGCCCTCGGTCGTTATGGCCTATCAGTCACCAAGGGGAAATCAGATACTGAGCAATTTAACGAAGTTATCACCCAAATGTCTGACCGCTTCTCAGGCTTCGCTGAAGTTGCAGCCAAAGATAGCGCGGGCGCGCTAACCCAAATCGGAAATGCGATGGGCGATGTCTTCGAGCAAGCGGGTAAGCTAATAGAATTTTTGCTTGGAACATTTGGTGTTGGAGTAGCTGATGTCACGGGACTAATTCAGACGTTTGGAAAGTTTCTCGGAGAGAATCTGA